GTCAAACCCTTTAAAATAGGACAAGTCAACGAGAACTGTAAAAAAACAAAATCAGTAGCGAGGGACAAGTAATGGCGGCAAAGAAAAAGTCAACGGTTAACGAGGCAGGTAATTATACCAAGCCTACAATGCGTAAGAATTTATTTAATAAGATTAAACGAGGAACTAAGGGTGGCAAAGCAGGGCAGTGGAGCGCACGAAAGGCTCAGATGCTTGCCAAACAATACAAAGAAGCAGGAGGTGGTTACAAATGAAAGGTGTTAAACATTATAAGAAAGACGGCACAGAGCATAAAGGTTCTAGTCACAAGATGGCTGACGGTACTCTACACACTAACAAGTCACACACTAAGACAAGTGTAAAGTTATTTCATTTAAAGGACTTGTCAGCTAAAGCAAAAGCTAAGGCGAAGAAGTAATGGCCCTTGCAAAATCTCAGAAGTCTTTAAAGAAATGGACAGGGCAGAAGTGGACTACAAAGTCTGGAAAGCCTAGTGCTAAAACTGGCGAAAGGTATTTGCCTAAAGCGGCTATAAATGCTTTGACACCTGCACAGTATGCGGCAACCACCAAGAAGAAGAAAGCTGACACCGCTAAGGGCAAACAACATAGCTCACAGCCTAAAAAGATTGCGGCCAAAACTAAAAAGTATAGGGTATAAACATGGCTACTCCCAGAAAAGGTAAAGCAAAAGTAAAAATAACGGCTAGTGGAAAGAAGGTTAGCTATGGTCAAGCAGGGAAAGCAAAGGATGGTGGCTCTAGAGTTAGAGCAGGTACATCGAAGGGAGATAGTTACTGTGCCAGAAGTATGGGCATAAAGAAAGGACTATCTAAAAAGAAACAAAACGATCCGAACACCCCCAACAACTTGTCACGCAAGCGTTGGAAATGTTCGGGTGCTAAGTCAAAGAAATAACTTAAAGTGATTAACTATGAAAAAGTTTTGGAAGCTGTGGGCCTTGAGTCTAGGCGAAAGAGTGGGGGACACAGATTCCGAAGCTGATAACGTAGCAATCATAAGAACAACCTTAGTTATAATTAATTTAATATGTTGTTTCTGCATAATGGGCAACATCTTTTTGGGTTAACCCGCTCCATGATTCAAGGCATTTAGTTCGTCTTCTAAATACTTGTGAAGCGGTTCCAGTTTTTGTTTCGTAAGTTGTACAATGTTTCTTATAATTAACAGTTCATCATCCTTGAACGCTAGATGAAGATCCTTTTCGGGGATGCCGCTCATTTCTGTAACGACATGCCCCCGATCATTCACCAGTATTCTAAAGCCTAAGATGTTGGCTTCTCTTTTGTTAGACAATTTCACACGCTCCACCCACACATGCTAACTCTTGAGAACCTGTGGTGTTATCCTCCATTTCAAAGTTTCCAAGGTCTTGCCAATCAACCCCCTTAGGCATGGACGCTAGAAGTTCTTTATATCTAGTAGCATCTATGTCTTCATACGGAGCTTGCTGATAAACATGGTCACTAACTGGCAACAAACTAATACCGCTACAAAGATCAAAGTTGTCCCATATCCACTGAGCTACTTGCAAGAACTCGCTGTCAGTATAGTATACAGTGATGCTTGGTTTATGCTCACACCAGTGATTCTGATAAGCTTTCCAAAGTTCTAGCTGTTGCATAGCGCCTACTTCTTTTACTGTCACGCTACCTTTAGGCGCTTTCACAGGGAAGCTAAAGACAGATGAAGAGGGTGACATAACATCCTGCTCTACTGGGAATCCTTTGTCTTCCATAAAGACTGCAAGTGGATCTTTTTTGTCTGAGCGTACTCTTCTGACATAGTACTTAGAAAAACGAGGGTGAATACCAGAGGCACTATCAACAAGCTGAGATACAGTACCGCTTGGCTTAACAGCAGTAATAGCTGTAGACTGATTAATTCCAAGCTTCTTAGCCCATTCCTCATTAGTTTTAATAGCCACATTTTTTATTTCCTCTAGCCATTCGGCTGTCTTATCTGTAGATTTTCCAATAACGCTATGATCCATAATGCCTGTCATGCTCACACCAAGCAATGCTTCTTCTTCTGTGTTCTTCTTCCACACATTACGCAAGTAACGGAAGTCAGTAAGTGTTGCTTGAAGAGTGCCGATGATAGCCGCAATACGACATTTCTTTTTAAGACTTTCAAGGTTATCACTTGACCGGACAACAATCTCACTAAGGTTGCAAAACTGGTTAGATCGTAAAATTATCTCCGAACAGGGATTTGTCCCGAAGTCTTGATCAGCGTCACGCCTACCGTTCCTAGCCGCAATCTTCTGTGCCGCTACACGGCTAAAGATACCACGCTCACCTGCCTTACTCTCATACATAGTCTGCATCTCAGACAAGAAAGCGGAGAAGTCAGGCTTCTCTGTGTACGCTACGCTGTTGTTAGCCAATGCACGTTGACCTTCATGTCTCCACCAATCACCTGACTTAGCTTTAGCCATACGTTGATCTGAAAGATTAGATAGGCTAATGAGTGCTGATCGTCTAACACCACCTACGACTACGATGTCTGCAATCTTACACACAATGTCGTGACACTCAATGGAGGTTAGCTTACGTCCTGATGCTTTCTGGAACACTATAATACAAAAGTTAAACAAGTCTACTAAAGGATCAGGGCCAGATGCTCGACCACCAAAGGTCTTTAGTCTCTCTCCTGCACCGCGCACTCGACTAACATCCCACTTAGGAATCTTACCTGCATAGAGCATAGCAATCAACTCGCGGAAGGCTGATGCCCAACCAATCTTGCTGTCGCTCACCATGATAACGCTGTCAGTATCGTGGAAACTCTCAGCAACTTCTGGAAGCTTGTTGATAAAGTTACGCTCAACACTAAAGCCTACACCTGTACCACACATAAGAACATACATCAACTCGTCAAAGGATCGCGGAGAATCAATGTGTAGGTAACTACAGTTGAATCCTGCTACGTTGTCTTTGTCCAGTGCTACACCTGCTGTCATCATACATCGCATAGAGGGCATGACTTCTAGGTTAAAGATAGCGTCATACAACTCTTGTCCTTCCTTGACTGTAATCTGCTCACGATCTCTCCAGAACTGCACGTAGCGAAAGACTGTTTCTGCCCATGTTTCTCTGCGGCTATGCTCTGGTATCCAACGTGCGTAGCGGCTCTTGTGTATAAACTGTTGATACTGATCCATTAATTGTTCTCCTTGGTTACTTTGTCTGTTAATAATGCGAGATACCACATAGCTTTTTGTAAGTCTTCTACCTGCTTGCCTTTGTAATCATAGCGCCAAAGGTATTTCATACAGTTACCCTTGAGGTAGCCCTTGAAAGCTACCGAAGACATAGACTCTTCAATGGCTTCAATGCATTCTATATTACCAGTATTGTAATGCTTTGGCTTGTTGACTACATCTTCAAGAGGAGGCGTTCTAGTTGCAAGATCCTTTAAAGCTGTGCGTATAGCTTCGTCGTGATTGTAGTTATGTGATTCTTCCATAGCCATATCAATGTAAGGCTGAGCTACAGCAGGGGCCGCTTTCTGTGCGTTGTTCCACTCTTCGGGGGTCGCGTCATTTAATCGTCTGGTCATGATCTATCTCTGTATAAGGGTTGATGGGGGGTTCTTTGCGCTTAGTATCTTTTAATTTAGAAGCAGAGTTAATCTTCTTAAACTTCTTCTTCCTTAAAAACCTATCGCGCCTTTCGTCTTTACGGCTAATGTCAGTCAAAACTCTCCCTCTTCTTTGGGTTAATCCAACTATCAGGGATGCTCTCTTCGCTGAACCATCTGAAGTTGTTAGCACTTGCCCATTCACCGTGGCTTCTTTTAGTGCCGTCCTTTCTACGTTTAGCCTGTGGCATTGGCGCACTTGGGTTGGCAAAAAGAAACACTAGCTCAGTGTCTTCCGGTAATGCTTTGCTTATCCAGATATACTTACTGAACTCAGCGTAGTCCCAGAACCTTCCTTTAGACTCAAGTAGAATTTTCTTACCTTCAATATATTTGATAAAGTCTGGGTAGTAGTGATGGTTAATTGTGTACGGAACCTTTTCTGTGTGGAAGCTCCAGACATCTAGGATTCCTGTATGTAACTGATACTCCCAGTTAGAATCATACCCTTGCACAAGATCCTTTCCCACTGGGCGAACGGCTCTAGGTTTGCGGAAACCCTTCTTAATTTTTTTCAATGGATGGTTGCCTCTCTGCGTTCTAGCTCTGCCTCTATTAACATCTGTAGGTCGTGAAGAAAATCTTCTTCTATATCTATAATAGAATTAGTAAAGCCACCCGCATTGTACAAGTAACTTCCTGTAGCAATGATCATCTCTTCAATACTCAATTGATCTCTCCAAGAGTAATACTTTCTATTTCACGTTTAGGGTTAGCTTTAAGCACTCGCAGTATCTTGTTGCCTATCCACTTAGGATGATAGGCGTTGCGGTGCATGGTACGGTGAGCCATAAAGTGTGTCTGCTCAGGCATATAGTTTGTATAGTTTTTAGTGTTTATCTTCTGGCCTTCTTCTTCAGTGACTAAAGTCTTAAACCACTCTACAAATATAGTACTTGAGTGCGCTCGTATTCGCTTAGCTTTCCTTCCGTTCATAGTAGTTCCTCTACTTTAGGTTCGACTACAACCTCTGTTAAGTATGTTCGTCCATTGGAGTATTTAAAGGTTCGTAGACCTTTACCATCATTAGAATCTGCATAACATTTAAACTTATACTTACACCAGTTACACCCCTTCGGTAGTTTCATGTTTCCTTTCTTACCGTCAGGGATGGGAGTATAACACAATGCAGGTGGCGTGTCAAGCTCTAGTGCAGGTAAAAGAATACCAATAGATGATCGGATGTTAGGCTTGTCAAGATCATCAGGGACATACATGCACAACTCACCGCTCTCTTTGTTCAACACCAAGAAGCCACCGTTCTCTGTACCCTCTGCCGCCTCATACCCTGCAAGCTGACCCAAGTAACCGAACGGATCATCTTGAGCTAAGCGTCCTTCCTTGAACTTGTTGAACGCAAAGCGAGAGGCTGTCTTAACATCGACTACTTCACCGTTGATCTTGCAATCCATGTGGCCTACGATGCCGTCAACTGTAACTTCTTTCTGCTCGTCTGTTACTTCGTGACCTGCCATGCGTACTAGCATCAACACAATCTCTTCAAGCAAGTGGCCGTATAGAAACTTAATCTGTGTTGGCCCATCAATACCACCACGCCCTTGAGGGTCACGCTTCTCATACCACAACTGGCGTGAGGGCTTGCCTACGTTAGACATGCGTACAGTGAAGTTAGTATCTCGTTTACGAGGAGTTGCCCAAGAACGTAGAGCCTCTGTCATACCTTGTACGGCTCTGTCTATGTCGGCATCAGTCAGGGGTAAAGGCTCACCCTCTGATAGTTTCTCAAGGTGCTTATAGATGTCAGGTACTAAAGTATTAAGGTTCATTAGTTGCTTCCTTTTAAATAAGTTATAGCTCTCTGTAGGCTAGGTACATCATCTTTAAAACAGCCCAAGGCTCTGTTGCATAGGTGACATAGCCACCCCCTAAACTCCTGCGTTTCGTGGCAGTGATCTAACGCCCAGTAGCCCGCGTGTTGCCCTCCTTTTTTACCTGCCTCTTCGCTATTTTTATTGCAGATTGGGCAAATGTAATTATCATCAGGCATACCGTGCTTTTCTCTTAGCTCAAGCCTGACTCTGTTTAGGTGCTTTTCACAAGACCTACAGTTCTCTCTTCTAAAAACATGGTTGCCACTTTTCCATGGAAAGTGTTCTAGTGGCTTAACTTCAAAACACTTGGGACACAGTTTACTTTCATGGCTTTTCAATGCGGAGTGACACGTTTCAAACATTACAAGCTGATCAGTGTGTTTCACTCCAGTTCTCCCCGACTTTATAGTCTCCGTCCAGTGGACAGTTAAGATTAAACATGCACCCTGCTTCTCTAATAGCTTGGACACCTAGCTTACCT